TTTCCGTTGCACATTGTTATATCAGGCATATTTTTAATTTATTTCATTAGCTAATTCTAAAATAGCATTGTTAATAGTTATATCGTTATATGTAATTTGGTGCATTAAACCTTTTATAATTTCTAAAAATTCATACGCAGTTAGTTCATCGTTTGCTACTTCAACTGTGTACTTGTTATCGTATATTTCTAATATTAGTTTCATTTGTATTTTTGTTTTAGTATTTTTTTATAAATAGTGTTTACTGATTCTTTGTTGCAACCTCTTTTATAATAGAAGCTCATTACTCTTAATATTCTTTGTAGATTACTCATATTTTTTATAATATCTTACTTTTTCATTAATGTTTAAAAATGCTTCAAACTTTTCTTGTACATCTTCGTGTTCTAATAGTGCAGCTAAACGCATAATGTTTTTATTTGTTTGTAGTTGTTCTATTTTTTGTTTCAGTTCTTTTATTTCTATGTCCCTCATTTGTATTTTAAATTGTAATGATTCTAATACTAAATCGGGTTTAACTCCATTGATTAAGTTTTCTAATTCTTCTACCCTTGGATTGTAGTGTTTAATCATTGGGTATATTTTCAAATGGTGTATTATAGTTGCGTGGTTTAAGTTTAGTTCTTTTCCTATTTGTGTTAACGATAAACCTTTTTGTCTTAATAAGAAAGATGCTAATGCTTTCATTTCTACTTGTTCTCTTTTCCTGCTTTTTATTGTTACATCAATTCCTGATTCTTGTTTTATTTTTTCTATTATCATAATTCATCAAATGTTAACTCTATATTGTTTTCTAAAATTCTTGTACTACTGCGGTTAATGTAAGAAACGAAGATACTTCTATTGCTAAATGTATGCCTGCACAAACTTCAAATTGTTCACGTTCTTCGTAGTCTGTTAAAACCATTCGCATTGTTTCTAATGTTTCGCCTTGACTTATATCGTATAGCGTCATAGCAAACGCTTCATCTTTTGTTAACTCACTCATTACAGTACGCCTCTTAATACATATTGGTCTAAATCTACTCCTTCTGTTTGAAAAAAGTATTTAAAGTTACTAATACCTTGCTCAAACTTTTCTTTACCTTTTGCGTAGAATTCATCGCTACATTCAAAGATTGCTATATCTAAACTACCTTTGTCAATTACTACAAACACAAAGTTATCTACTCCAAACATTTCACGATATAACCAAGCTTGTAAATCGTAGCTATATTTGTCTGCTGAATAACGAAAGTCTTTTATACCTGTAGTTGTTTTTAAATCAATAATAGTATTGCCTTTTAGTATATCTGCTTTTGCTCTTACAGGTATTCCATCAATCATTGCTATTTGTGGTACTTCAAATTTTGCAGTAGTCAAGTATTCCTTTACAGCTTCGTTTCTTAATAAAGCATCGCATAATCTTTCAGCAGATTTCTTTTCGCTTTTAGTGTAAACTTCTTTTCCTGTTTCTTTTGCAAGTTTGTATTCTTTACTTGCTTTTGTTGCAGCGTCTACAAATATAATATCGTCTAACTTTTCAGGTTCTAATATCATTGTGTGAAATAGTTTACCATCTCTGAGTGCTTGTGTTTCACCACTACCATATTTTTTTGTGAAGTAATACGTTTTAGGCGAAGATAATAATGTTTTGATAGTAGAACTACTTAATGCGTTTTGCCCCAAGTAACCATAATAAAAACTATCATCGTACATATTAGCTAATAGCTCTTCTTTGTTCCATTGTTTGTTATCAAATGTTGTTATCATATTATCTTATTTTTATGTTGTTTAAATTGTTCATTGTTTCATCGTGTCTTAAAACTTCTTTTATTTGTTCTTGATACAAATCTGATTCGTTCCATTCTTCTAATAATATCTTTTTAATATTACGCAATTTGTTTTTCATATATGCGTTATCTAAATCTTTGCTTAATTGAATTAAAATATCTAAATCGTTTATAATTTCTGTTTTCATTAGTTATAAAGTTTATCGTAAATTGTTTCTAATATTTCTTGTTCGTCAGCTTGTGATAGTATCATTGTTATATCAGTACCTTCATAAAATACTGAACCAATAATAACATCAGGCACTTGTTCGCCTTTTACTTCTACTGTGTGGTAATCAACTTGGATTTCTTGATTACGATACTTAAATGTTTCCATATACTTGTTTTTAATTGTTTCAACAAATATATAACTTATTTTTTACTTATTAACATTTTAACAAAAATTTAACAAAAAAAAGTAGGTGTTACCCTACTTATTATTTTCAATCCATTGTTCTTGTAACTTTTCGTGGTGTTCTATTTCCCGCATCAAGTAGTTTAATGCCTTTCGTAAGTCATCAAGTTCGTTATCTTTTTTACCTGCTCGTGCTAAATACTTAATTATATTTCCACGATTAAAATTCATATCGTACATTTTACAAAAATCTATGACGTCAATCCTTGATTCTGTCATATAATGCATTGGTGTTATCTTGCTCATTAGTCTATTTTTAAAAATTCAGCTTCAGCGTATTCTTTAAACCATTCTTTGTTATCGTTGTACTTTTCAATAATTGCGTCAATCATAATTAATTCATCAAGCGTTGAAGTACTTAATTTAGTAACCAAACTTTCAATCTTACTTAAAATGTTTGTAGTCATTTCAGGGTCGGTTTTATAAATACTTGTATATTCTTTATGTACGACACTTTCTAAGTCTTTGTTTAGGTTATTGATTCTATTCTTAATTTGTTGCTTATATTGTATTGTAAAGCGTAAATTTTCGTTGCATTCTAAAAGCAGTTGTGAAAGTATCACTTGCTTTAAATATTCTAATTGTATTGGGTTTTCTATTGCGCTCATCTAACTTCTATTAAATTTATTAATAATGTGTTTATTCTATCTATTACTTTTTGTTTGTCTTGCAATTTATTGTTTTCGTAGTATATTAAAAAATGCGGAACTTTAAATTCATCTTTATACTTTTGTCTTTGTGCTTCGTGATTTAACTTGGCTTGATTCTGATATTGAGTATTCATATACTGATACGTTATTGGTTTAATTTGTAAACCTAAAAATAACTTTCCATTACTATACGCTTCCCAATCAGTAAAATAGTTTTCATCTAAATTATAATCAGCTTTTCTAAATTCAATGTTTGGAAATTCTTGTTTTAGTTCATTGATTAAATCTATTTCGTTTAACATACCATTCCAAGTTTGACCAAGTACTCTAAACTTTGTATATTGAAAACAGGTGTCTTCATCTAATTTTGTTATTTCCATTATTTTATTAGAAACTTCTTTTAGTATGTCAACACCCATTACTGATTTATAAAACAAGAACCAACCTTTTGGAGTTAATACTTGTTCGGAATTATAATAATCATCGAATATCTTTGCACATTTTCCAACTTCAGAACTTCTAAACAACCACGAAATCTTCCTGTCTTTGTTTAATAAGCTGAATTTTGCTTTGTCAAATGTTACTTCAAATCTATTCTGTTTATTTACTTGCATTTTGCGTGTCGTAAACTCTTTTAAGGTCGTTTATTTTATCTCTCCAACAAGAACCACAATTTGAAGGTTGTATTTTTTCATTAAATACATTCTTGTAAATTTCAGTAACCTTGTTTTGTTGCTTCGGTGTTAACTGATTATTAGTTATCGAAAAGAAATTAGTTAACCATTCGTTATCTTCATCGGTTAAACATTCAGCTTGTTTGTAAGGAAACAATTTGTTTAGTAAGTCTTTACGTTCACCACAACCACAATCGATTCCTGTAGCTTCCGAAATTGCTTCTACTACTGTTTTAATTCCTGTTGCTTCAGTGATTTTTTCTATTGTATCACCAAGTCCTTTTGATTTTCTTTGTCTTGCCATTTTTTTAAAGTTTTAAGTTATCGTAATCGTCTTGTAATAATCTTTTAAGTTTTTGCTTGTTAGCTTTTAATGTGTGAAATATAGAAACAAAACTAATACCTGTTTCTTTTGCTAATTTTCTTATTGATGTTTTATTATCTCGGTATAAAGTAAATAGCTTTTTATCGTACCATTCCCAAGAATTAACCTCATCTTCAGCTTTTGTTCTAAAGTCATCCCATTCAATTTCTTTTTCTTCAGAATAATCATCAATTAAATGGTAAACTTCATCATTCAATTCGCATTTATCAATCCGCTTTCTAATATTATGAAGTTGAAAATGTATGTTTCTAATTATTATAAAAACATAACCACGATTTGGTTTGTCGTTAGTAAACATTTGTTGCTCGGTAACTTTGTATTTATGCAGTAGCAGGTACATTTCTTGTACTATATCTTCTGCAAAATCTTTGTCAAACACTTCAGCAAGTTCTACCCAATCTTTGTGATACTTTGCAACTCGTTCTAATATTTCCATTTACCAATATATGTTAATTGACAAAACACCTAAAAGGATTTGAATAGTATAATATTTTTCTTCGTCTTGTTCGTCACAATCATAAAGAACACCTACCATAAAACCTTGTATTGATGCTATTTGAATTTCTTTTCCTGTTTGGTCTGCCCAAAGCAATAAAGAAACTATTAACCCAAGAATTAAATAAATCATATTAAAATAGTTTAGCAGTTATTTTTCCAACCTTTTTTTCTTTTGCCGGTTTTAAAGCAATATTTATTTCAACGTTTGTTAATTCACTATCTAAATTTAGAATTGATTTGTAAGCACCTTCAATAGCATTCCAATCAATAATAGAATCAACCTGCAATAATTGTTCTATCATATCTATTTTAAATATAACGTCTTTAAAGTAAGATAACAACTCGATATTATCGGAATTGTAAACTAACATTCTTGATGTGCTTACTTTTAATTCTTGTAAATGATTTTTAATTGTCAAGTTTTCCATTGTTCAAATTTATTAATAAGTTATTAACATTTAATGTCTTTTAGTATATCGTATAAATCACCTTCAACTTGTGGAAATCCAAAATTATTAACTTTAAAATTAAAATCTTCAAAACTTGCATTTCTACTTCGTTTGCAACTTACTTTAACTAAATCTTTATTTACTGTGTTTAACTCTAATTGTATTTGTGTTTCTGCTTTCTTTTCCAAGAACGAACCTAAATGTCCTGTTGGTTTATCAGTTCCAAAGTTTGAGTGAATTACTGTAACTATGTGACAATTTAATTCTTTTGACCAACGCATTAAATGTTGTACTACTTCACTTGCTTGTTCTATGTTATTAACATCAGCACATAAATCAGCAATTCCATCAATAATCACCAATCCAATATCTTTACCCTCTAATTTATCGTAAAGTATATATTCAATAAACAATACACGTTCTTTAAAACCTAATTGTCGTAATGCGTAGGTGTGATATTTATTATCTTTTAAACCGCTCATTTGTATTGGTCTTTTAAAAACCATTGATGCGTGAAAATTCCCTTGCTCGGTGTCAAAATGTATTATGTGTTTATTTTGTCTGTTACCTCTTAATTTACCGCCAAAGCCCTGTAACTCGTTTTTCATATAAACTGCGCTTAAAAGCGATATAAAGAACGTTTTTTTTGATTTAGGCGGTGCTTGAATAAAACTAAAGTTACCATAAGTTCCAATAGGAATTGGATATGTTTTATAACCATCTTTTGTTTCGTATTCTTTTTCACCAAATGATAAAGCAGGTATTGGATATTCTATTTCTTCTTCAGGATTAATGTAGCAATCTTCTTCAAAGACTTCCATTAACATTCTATTTATTGTTTCTTGCTCTGTCATTTAAAATAACTTTTGTTGTGATACGTGGTTTTGTATTCTTTGTGTTGCTTTGTCGTAATACTCTTTATCTAATTCACAAGCGGTTAATTCAAATCCGTAATCGTGACAAGCTATTGCTATTGAACCTGAACCTAAATGTGTGTCAAGTATTTTATATCCTTCTTTTGCGTACTTATTTAAAAGCCATTTATAAAGTTTTTGTGGCTTTTGTGTTGGGTGTATTTTTCCATCTTTAGGAACTGAATATTTAAAAATCTTTGCCAATTTATCAAATGAAGTCCAAGCTAACTCCGCCATTGCTAAAGTAAAATCATCACTAATACATTTATCCCACACAATAAAACAACGTGTTGGTGGTAAATCAAAATAATTTCCACCCCAAATAATTTGATTTTTGCTAACTCTTTGCAATTCTATAAAATATTCTGCACTTGGAACACAATCCCAACCTTTATCAACTACTTCATTAAATTGCATTTTTCCACTTTTACCACCTTTAAATTTATCCCCAATTCCATAAGGTGGGTCTACAATAGCCAAGTCAAAATAGTTATCAGGGTAACGTGCCATCAATAACATATTATCTTCATTTGTTATTTCTATATTTTCTGTAATTTTCATAATTGTAATTTAAAAAGGGTAGCTTTTACACTACCCGATTAATTTAGAATGGTAAATCCACTTCTACTGTAGCAGCTTGTTGTGTTGCATTTTCTTTTTTAACTGCTTTAATGTTTCCATCAGTCCACACTACGTTTCCGTTTCCTAAATAGTTCTTAGCTTTTTTAGCATCACGTTCTTCTTTAGTTTGTGAATCTGTTAACGATACATTCTGCCCCCATTGGTTTGCTTCATCGTTAATGTTTAACGTACAGTTGTAATAAACCGCTCCGTCTTTACCCATTACAAACTTTTCTTTAGGTAGTTTGTCAACTCTAATGCTCAAATTGATAATTGAACTCATAATATATAAATTTACTTTGCCTACCTTTTTTTCCTGTTGTCAGCTATTCAGTTTTATTATTTTATAATATATTTTTTCTTCTATGTAATTCTAATACGTAATGCTTGTAATTTAATTCTTTTTTTACTTTTTTACCATACAAAACATCTTCATCATACCACATATCTTCTGAATGACATCCACCACCACCAAATCTAATTGTAAGACCTTCTTTTGCTTTACGTTCAATCCATTTTATAATATTTTCTAAATGACTTAATTCTAAATCAGATAATAATATTTTTTTACCATCTTTTGTTTTGTGAAATTTCATAATATTACTTAACTTTTAAAAGTTCTTGTTTTGTTTTGGCTGCTAATTTATATTTTTTTTCGATAACTTCAATATTACCACCATTTTTTAAATACTCAATAGCTTTTGTAAATTCAGGCGTGTTAACGTTTAACCATTTTTGGTCATCTTCAGTTGTCGTACTTTTTGCGTTATCTCGCCCGTGTGTATTAGTTGCATCAGCGTCTTGCGTATCGTCAATTAAAAGTAAGTTACCTAAAGCATATTTTTTACCATAAGAACTTGCAGAACCAAATTGTTGAGGAACTTGCATTCCTTTTTGTTGTAAATCTACTCCTACTATTGCAATAGCTTTAATAACGTTAATTCCGTTGTTATCGATAATACTTGCGGTTGATTTCAATACAGGTGGGTTTTCACAAATTAAACTTTCGTTAATAGTAAAAGATACCCCATATTTATCATTGTAAGGTTTTAACGCTTCTAATATATCTTCTGCTGAACGGAAGTTGTATTTTCCAAAAGAGTTAAACTTTGATTTGTTAGCTTTAAATTCTACTTGAATTTTAGATAGCTTTTCGTTTAATGTTAAATTTTTCATAATTCGTAAGTTTTTTGTTTAATAATTGTTTTGTACTCGTTTGGACAATCTTCATCACATAATTCAAATATGTGTGCTTTAACGTCGTTTAGTTTTGTTTCAAGTTCGCATATACGTTTTTGTAATGCTTCAACTTGGAATCTTTGGTAATCGATTAAATCTTTCATTTGTAATTGTTTTTAATTTTGTTTTATTTTGATGAAGCAAATATATAAAGAATTTTAATACAAAAATAAACATTAACATTTCATTAACAAAAAAAAGAGTAGTCGTTAAACTACTCCCTTTTCAAACAATTATAAAACAATCAGAAATTTATAGAAATTCTTTTAATTTATCTTTATAATATTGTATCATATCTTGCAAATCATTGTCAGTTAATTTAACTGTTTGCTTTGATTTTAAAACCATTTCTTCAGCTAATTCTAAACCCAAGTATTTAGCAAATAAGAACTGTTGACCTTGCGATGTTATATTACAACCATAACATTGAACACCTACGTTATTTTCGTCCCAACGTGTTGAGTAATGTCTTCTACTCATAAAATGCCCGTTTTGTAGCTTTTTCCAATGGTCTTTTTTACCACAAGTTACACAAGTAGCAATTTCATCAATAGAATCTTTTATGCGTATGTATTGACTAAATACTGCATCAAGGTTTTTAACTAACGTAGAACGCTTTACTTGTTTCATTGGTACAAATATAAAAGATAGCTATTAACATTTGTGTAAATAACTTTATTTGTTTAAACTGTAACTTTTTGTGTAGTTTTGCGTATAATAATAACCAATGCGTTGGAGACTTGCATAACCTAATAAATACGGACGATGCTTGGAACAGGTAAAATATTGAAAATTTGTTTTTCTTAAGGGAGCTTTTTCTTTCTTTTCTTTTTCTTTTTTACCCTTTTTTCTTTTTCTTTTCTTTCTTTTGTATTTATATAACTATTTTAAAATACTTTTTAATTAAATAATATATAATTAATAATAATATAATAAATAAAAATATAAAATACTTTATATTATAATTATCTCTTTGTACTTTCTTTTCTTTAATTACTTCTTTAGACTTGATATTTGATTGTTTAGCTTCGTTTTTAACAACTTTTATATCTTTTCTATATAAACTATTATCTTTTTTGTGTTCTTGCTTTAAAACAACGTTAAAATACGTTTTACCATTATAAGTAAATGGTTTTAAATTATCTTTTGCTTCTACTGTAAAAGTATTCAATTCATAATTAAATTTAATTTCAACATTTGAACTATCGGTTGTAGTTTTAGTTTCTACAATATTTGTTTCAACTTGTTTTTCTTGTTTTGTAATTTCTACTTTACGTGAACCACAAGACGTTAAAATTAATAAGATAAGTAAATATACTATTTTCATATGAAAGTGTCTTAAATGTCTTTATATTCGCTTTTAGCATCAAAACTTGGACAAGCTTTAACTACGCCTTTGAAATCACGATGACCTTGAACAATAGCGTTAGGAAATTGTTTTTTAGCTTGTTTGATTAAATATAATAAACTTTCTTTTTGTTTTATTGTTCGTGTATCTTTTGGTCTACCTGCTTCATCTATTCCACCAATGTAACTAAAATGTATTGATTGCGAGTTGTAACCTTTAACACCGTTTGTTACTTGTTCGTATTTTGCAAGTTCGTGAACAACACCATTTGCATCAATCAAACGATGATAACCTACAGTTTGCCATTTCAAAGTATTTTTCCAATAATTTAAAATAGCTTCTTTTTTAGTATTTGGTTGAGTTGCAGTACAATGAATTACGATGTATTTAATCTCTCTCATCATTTTTTTTATTTACCAATTCAATAGTTTTCATTATCGTATAAATAATAGAAACACACAATAAGAATATTTTAAGCGTAGCCTCTACATTAGAAAAGCTAACTGCCATCGCAAGTGAATTTAGTCCGTATAGTTTCAAATCGTTAATTGACATTTTTAGCTTTCATTAAACGTTCTACAATATTTGTAACTCCCTCAATAGTTATGTAAGAAGTTCCAATAATAACCCAATCAGTAGAAGTTATAACACCTGAGAATAAACCTACAGATGCTACAACAAAAACAGTTAGTTTTCGACTTACCCACTTGTTAAGAAATAAGTCTATTTTTTCTTTACTACTCATTGATTATTTTATCAAAAGGATATATCGAATCAGTAACTACTTCATATCCTGCAAAAGTATGTTTAGGATTTTTAACCTCAATAGAGTTATCAAACTTAATTTCGTTTTCACTCATAACATCGTAATGATATCCATCAGCATAAACAGGTGCAGTTATTTCGTTAAAGTCTGCATCGTAAGTACCATTCTCTAAAACTATTAAACCTATCTCTACTATTGCCTGAATACCCTGTCCGTATTGTAAAGTAATTTCTTTATCAAGGTTTTCTACTTCTACATAAACTTTTTTAGCTAATAAGTCAGCTATTGCAGTTTCTTTGTCTGTGTATTTTAATTTATAGATATTCATTATATAGTTGTTAAAGTTGCTAATTCAGTATTAGATAAACGTGTTTTCCAAAGGGCTGCAGCACTATAAAAAGATAAAGAGTCGTTAAAACTACCCCATAAAGAATTAAACATAGTTGCATCACAAGTTGGTATTGTTGTTGCATTACTTCCTGTTCCAATTTGTACTCCATTAATATAAAAAGCATAACTTCCTGCCTTATAAGCAAAAGCTGCTTTAATTCTGCTACCTAATGTGTACGAAAAAGTTTGATAAAATAAATTTGTACTACCATTATATGATTGAGCATAAATAACACTTCCGTTTGAGCCAAATCTAATTACAAAATTTGAAGAAGTTTTTTGTATACCAAAAAAACTACCATCTAAAGGCAAAGCATTAATTTTACAATCCATAAACAAAGTTCCCTCTGTTTGTCCTATTAAACTACTTATTCCTGTTTTAGAAATAACGTCTGCATTACGAGTAACTGAACTTGCTACCGTAGGAATGTATGAAGTAGCGTAACTTCCTGCCTCTAATTGAGCACCCCAAATAAATAAACCTGAAGTACCATCTCCTGTATAGCTGTCTACATTATTACCTGTTGAAGTACTTACTCTAAACTCAAAGCCTGTAGAAAACGATGGGATAGTCATTTCTAATTTATACCATCCGTTGCCTACATTAGTTATTTTAGCAGTAGCTCCATTTTCTAAAGTACCGATAGTACCTGCATCAATGTTAAACCACGCTTTAACGTTTTGAAAAGATGCATTTACACCTCTTAAAACAACCCAATTTCTTTCTGATTTTTTAGCAAAAACTGAAAACGTATAAACTGCATTAGAAGCAACAACAGCTTTTTGTACAAGGTGATTAGCATTACTACTATTTTCTACTAATTTATCAGCAGTTAAAGTGCCATCGGGTGCAGTAGTAGCATTTGCAGTTATAGATAAATTTGATTTTATCCAACTTACATTATCAAACTGCTCAGAGTAAGTAAGTAAATTCGTTCTTTGTGGCTCTACTAAAATACTCGGACAAGTTGAATTTGTATAGTCTAATCTCGGTACATTTAATCTATCAGTTGTAGGAAAATATTCTGTTGCGGTTGAGCCTACTTCAATTTGCATACCAAAGAAATATGCTCCTGTTGTATTATTTCCTGTTAATGTTTGTCTTGGTTCTCCACTTGACCAAATTGCATTTGAAGGAGATGAAAATGGATAAGCCTCATTAGTATCAGTAGTAGCTGTATGTGTTAATTTAAACCAACCATTGCCTAAATTAGTAATTGTACTATTTACAAATGTATAGGTATTAGCATTATTTCTTAAAATAGTCCCACTATTTAAATCAAATTGAGTTCCGCTCCATCTACCTGCATTATAAATAAAACCTAAATTTACATATTGCGTTTCAGCTTTTTTTACAAAAACAGATACAGTATAATTTCCCGCTCCTTTTATAATTTCTTGAAATAAATTTGTTACACCTGTAGAAGTAATGTTTACTCTATAAGCATCTACAATTCCATTAATTGGATTTGCTATAGCATTTGCAGTTAAAGTTACATTTCCTTTTATCCAACTTGCATCTGTAAAAGTATTGCTATAAGTTAACAAATTTCTCGGAACTACTTCAATAAGCCCTGCACTATTAACTCTCGTAGCAGTAGTTGCTCTTGTTACTACCAAATCTCCACTCCCATCAGTAGGTTTTATCGAATAAAGTTTGTCTTCCTTATACCCCGATGGCGTAATAACAACAGAAGCACTATCAAATAAACTCATATATTTTCTATTAAATTAATTAAACATTGTTTTGC